TTTACGTGGGGAATTGGTCACAAGAAATCCAAGACAAATATGTATTTGATAATTTCATTGAAGGTACAAAAGTACCACATGAGGGAATTGTCATTAAACATATAAGTGGAGATAGACATAGGGTAGCTAAAGTAATAAACCCTGATTATCTCATTTATGGAGAAAAACATAATGTAGGAGATTCTCATTAAAAGGAATAGGGAGCGCAAGCTCCCTTTCGTATATTCAATCTATAAAAAGGAAATAAAATGATAGGAGGAGCACAACCAAAAGTATTAGTTAATATTGGAGATGATGGAGTAATGTATCTAGATGAAAACTTTTCAGAATTACTAGGTTTAAATGAAAGAGAATTCAATTGGAAACTAGTACGTGAACATGATGGTTTAACCAACCTATCTAAAGAAATCGCATGGATTGGTTGGAATGATGATGGGTACTTTAAAGATAAACACCCAGAAATTGCTATTGGTAGATCATTGATAATGTCTCCATTCAATCAATATTTTACTTGGCAAACCACCCCAGTGATAGAAATTATCTCTCAAACAGAGGATCTAATTGAATTTAAAACAGAAAATAGTAACTACAAATTATTTAAAATATGAAATTAACAGAAGGATTTATTTTTAAACTATTAACATTTATCTCAACTATCGCTCTTATTTTTGGAGGATTTCATATTTGGGCAATAGTTATGATTTTTATATTTGCATCATTAAACGAAATGTCATGAAAATATCATTAATTTCAGATACTCATACAAAACATAATCAAATTGTAACCACTAAATCAATGCGTAAACCCAATCAACCATTGGATTTACCTGGAGGTGATTTGTTGATACATGCAGGGGATTTTATGTCAACAGGATATTCTCAATATGAGGCAGAGGATTTCTTCAAATGGTTTGATGCAATTGATAATTACGATACTAAAATATTCATTGCTGGTAATCATGATCGAATGATGCAAGATGAACCAGAGTGGGCTCAAGGTGTATTAACTGGTTATAAAACAATAGATTATCTGCAAGATGAGGATCTTGTATTATATGGAGATGGACCAAATGGAGACTTCCCAGAGGGAAATATTCGTATCTATGGTTCACCTTGGCAACCAGAATTTTTTGAGTGGGCTTTTAATTTGCCTCGAAATGGGGAAGAAATAAAAGCAAGATGGGATGCTATTCCTCACAATACAGATATTTTAGTTACACATGGTCCTGCTTGGGGTAAATTAGATATCCCTGGTGGAAGTAGAGCCATGAATGTTGGATGTGAATTGTTAGCTGAACATATCAATACTGTTGCTAGACCAAAAATACATGTTTGTGGGCACATACATGGAAGCTATGGTTACTATTTTGATGGTCAAACACATTACTTTAATGCTTCTGTTTTAAATGAGCGTTATCACTATACAAATTTACCATTTAATTTTGAATGGAATAATATTACAAATGAAATAATATGGCTATAATGGAGAAAATATGGTTACGGATTGTTAGTTTCTTTTACAATAAATTATATTAATATGGTAGGCAAAATAAGAGCATGGTGGTACTTCAGTGGAAATCATATACATAGAAATTTTGTTCAAGGAGTGAAAAACTTATGGAAATGGTTTCCTACTATCTGGAGACAACGTGATTGGGATTATCATTTCATTTATGAATTGATTCGTGTGAAGTTAGAGTTCCAAGCCAAATACATTGGTGATAGGGATAGACATACCACAGCAAAACGAGATGCTGAAAAAATGCGATTAGTAACTCGATTGATTAAACTGCAACAAGATGATTACTATACCATGGAATATATGGAATATCATGACTCATCCATGTCTTTCAGGCCAGTACCAGGTAAACCAGATCGATCTGAGATAGTTTTTAAACAAAATTCTGAGAGATTTGATGAATATTTTGCTAAATATCCTAGACAATATAAACGTGTATTAAATGGGAGTATAAACCGATTTGGACGTCCTCGTCCAATCACAGATAAACAAGTTATAGCAATGGAAATTGCACATGAAAACCAATCACGCTGCCAAAAGTTAATATTTAGTATAATGCATGATAATATTAACGAATGGTGGTGTTGATTTAAAAAGAAATAGTATAAAAAAATAAAAAATAAGTTATGAAAGGAACTCTAGTATATCGTTATGGTGGATATTTTATTATCCAAATAATTAAAACAGGAAACCTTCCCCTTAAACAAAAACTAGTACCTGTTTACCCAAAAGATAACCCATTAGAGTCCCAAATTAATAAAACAATTGAATTTGAATTGATAGATGAATTTACTCATCCAGAACTATACACAGATATTTCATTTATGGATGGAATTAAATATGCTAAACTAAAAAATTAAATTATGGAAACAATGATCTCAATACTATTTTTTCTTATAGGAATACTTGTAGTGCTACTTTTTATAGCTATGGTATTTATAATACATTATGCCTCAAACTTGAAAATGTTTAAAAAGAAAATTAAACAAATAGAGAAAGAAATAATCAGCACTCACTATGATATAAACATGGTAGAGAAAACATTATTAAACCAGCTTAAAGAAACAAAAGAGCAAAAAACTTTACTTAAAGGATAGTCTTTTAAATTATCTTTTCGTATATTCAATCATATTTAAAAAAAGAAATTATGAATAAAGAAACAAATAGTGGATTAGGTTTAGGAATGATTTTATTCCTTATATTTATGACTCTTAAATTAACAGGAAACATTGCTTGGTCATGGTGGTGGGTTACTTCTCCTCTTTGGATACCAGCTATACTTGCTATTGGGTTAATTATTTTAGTTGAATCACTAAAAAAATAAGATGAAACATAAACGTAATTTAAAAACCAAAGTATTCCTTTGGTTAAGAAAAATAGGAATGTTATGTAAAACACCTCAACCATACACTCCCCACCTAAGAATATCTCACACAGTTAGACCAGATGTGGATCTATCTCCAATAGATACTGAACGATATGTTTTTATGGTTAATAAAAAATCATCTAGAAACAACTGTAAATTCAATATAGATTCACAAACATGTAAATGTGGAGCGAATCTAGATCAGTTTTTAAACAAATGTAATACTTTGGTTGGAGAAGCAAAATAAATTTCGTATATTCAATCTGTAAAAAGGAAAAATAAATTAAAAAATAAAGGTTATGTTAGACATTAATTCAACAAATTACTTAAACAACGAGCAGATTAAAAGAATTGCTCCAAGTATCTTCACATCAACAGCTGCAGATTCAGTTTCATCTCATTACACTCACATTCCGACATCTCAAGTGATGGAGGATATGGACCAGTTAGGTTGGAAAGTAGTAGATGTAAAGGAAGTAAAAGCTAGAAAAGGCATTGGCTTCCAAAAACACCTCATCGTATTTAGAAATAACGACGTGGTAATCAACGGAAACGACGGTGATACTGTGTTTCCTCAGATTTTATTGACAAACTCACATGACGGAAAAAACGCGTTTACTTTTAAATGCGCGATTTTTAGAATGGTGTGTGAGAATGGTTTAGTTGTTTCTACTAATGAATTCGCTGATTTAAAACTTCGTCACATGGGTTATACATTTGAAGCATTGACTGAAAAAATTAATGGAGTAATTGAACAACTTCCATTGACAGTTGATTCAATGAATCGAATGAAACAAACACAATTAAGTGAAGAACAAGCAATTGATTTTGCTCAAAAATCTCTCTCAACTAGGTTTACATCTGAAGAAATGAAACATATTTCTATTGATTTTCATAAACTTTTAGAACCAACCAGAAAAGAAGATGAAGGTAATGGTTTATGGGAAATATTTAATCGTGTACAGGAAAAAATTATTGAAGGGGATTTCCAATATAAATTTGGAGTAAAAACCCGTAAAGCAAGGAAAATTAAAAATTTCCAACAAGATGTAAAAGTAAATAGTCAATTGTGGGAAATTGCAGAAAGTTTTATGTAAAAATGCGATTTGCGAGAATGGGTTAATATGTATAATAAAACCCATTTTCACAAACCATGGCATATATTTATTTAATTGAATTCCCAAACCATCCCAACTTATGTTATATAGGAAAAACAATACGTAATCCTGTAACAATAAGAATTAATGAACATTTTTGGACAGAAAAAACCAAAACTAGAACAGATAAACTTTGCAGATGGTATAGGAAAAATAACATTAAAACCATTAATACTGTTTTAGAAGAAACAGATATAGAAAATGTTGATTATTTGGAGGTATTTTGGATACGTTATATTAAATATCTTGGATATTCTTTAACAAATCACCATGATAATGAAACTATTTCTATTGCTTGGACAGAAGAAAGGAAGAAAAAACATAGGGAAAATAAAAGAAATTTTCGTTTCACAGAAGAATCCAAAATTAAAATGAGTGAATCTAAAAAAGGAAGAAAAGTGACTTGGGGTGATAAAATAAGCCAAACCAAAAAAGGTATACCTAATCCTTTCAGTGAAACTCATTTAGAAAATATCAGAGAAGCTAGAAAAAAATCCCATGGTAAAAAAGTAATCCAGATGGATTTAGATGGAAATGAAATAGATACTTTTGATATGATAATAAACGCTGCTCAACACCTTTTATCAACAACACACCCCCACCATAAATTAAATGGGTTAAAAAATGGAATTAAAGATTGCTGCACCGGAAAACAGAAAACAGCAGGGGGTTTCAAATGGAAATATGCCCATTGAATTTGCTCAATAAGAAAAGCAAACAGTAAGCAAAATGGGATGGTGCCAGCCATCCCTTTACTGTCCTTATAAAAGGAATAGTTTATTTAAAAGAAAATTCGTATATTCAAGTATAATAAAAAGAAAACAGTTATGGAAAGTGAAATTATGAAAGGAGTAAAAGTGGAGAGACGCGGTAGACCTAAAAAAGAACAAGCGATTGTTGAATTCGATCCTAATTCA